TCAACGAGGTGAACGCATTGAAGAATCAAGCCAACGACATCATCAATAAGATGCCGGACTTCGAGCAGACCGTAAAGGACTGTGATCATCTTCTCTCAGAACTGGACACTTCGTTTCGTGACCAGCAGAGAACTAACCAGCGACTCGACAAGATGGAAAACAAGCTGGATGAGATTTTCAAATTCGTTAAATCACAAAAATAAGAATGATATGAACCTAGTAGAACTTATCACAAAATATCAGAGTGATGCCACACCGGAACAGATGGTGCAGGTAACCAAGATTATCGGCAAGTTTGTGGCGATGCATGCAGAGGAAGAAGATCTCCTGAAACTGTATAAGGAGATTTATGGGGTAGTGGGTAACGGCCATTTCAACGACTTCTTTGCTGAGGCTCAGATCAGGAAGATGGTGTTTGAGGACCACAATGATGTAGAGCATCGTGCTCCTTACTATACCGCAGCCAAGACTCAGGAGATCTATGAGACGGTGAAGGACGAGATACGACCATATAACCAATGGGATTTTGCCGTGGTGCTGAATATGATCTACTCGGACAACTATAATCTGATGAAGAAATGGTTTCCGGAGGACAGCGAGGAGCAGATGATGGACCGGATGGTGGATCTTGCCGTGAACTGGCTGAGGGATGATGATAACCCTTATGGCAAGTGTAAAGCCTGGGGGTACTTCAATCACTAAACTTTGTGGGAAATTCCATAATACCTAAGATATATAAAAGAAAACTATCAGAAGAAGAGAATGCAGGCTAAATTTGGGGCTTGTATTCTCTTTTTTCGTTCAGATTCCGCTATTTATCAATATGGTTTGGGGAGGATGGGTTAAATTTGCAGTGTCTTCATAATGTTGTGGGGCGCTAAACGAATTAAACATGAATGATATTAGAGGTTATGTTGTGATGGCAGTGGGGGCGGTGCTTGCTATGCTCAGCCCGATTATGGATTTTATCTATGCCATGTTGCTCCTGCTTGGGCTGAACTTTCTGTTCGGACTGGTGGCGGCCAGGTTTAATGGTGAGAAATGGGACTGGAAGAAGGCTGGCATGTGCTTTGTGATGGCGGCTATCTTTTTCGTGATCGTGTTGAGTATCTTTATTCTGGGCCGGTGGCTGCACTGTGAGCACAAATCGGTGAGTGCGGTGCAATATGTCTGTTGGGCTACTACCTATTTCTTCGGGACGAATATCTTGAAGAACTGGAGGAGCATCTTGAAGAAGGGAACTACCTGGTATAAACTGGTGGATTTCCTGTATTACATTCTTTCGGCAAAGTTTATTGAAGACTTGCCTTATTTTAAAAGTTATCAGGAATATAAAAACAAACAGAATGATGAAAATGGAGCAAATAACTAAGGAGCAGATTCTGGCTATCATGCCGAATGCAAAGAAGAGGGTGGATAAGTATCTGCCTTACTTCAACGAACTGGCTGAGAAGTATCACATTGATACGAAGTTGAGGTGGGCGCATTTTCTCGCCCAGATTGCGCATGAGAGTGGTGAACTGATCTATACCCATGAGCTTGGCAAGGACTCTTATTTCTTGAAGTATGAGAAGGGTGAGCTGGGCAAGATGCTGGGTAATACGCATAAGGGTGATGGTGCCAAGTATAAGGGCAGGGGATTCATCCAGCTGACCGGGCGAAGCAACTACTCGAAATATCAGTCTTACAGTATGCAGCCGGTATTGGAGCAGCCGGAACTGCTGGAGGAGCCGGAGCTTTGCGTGGATGTAACGATGTGGTTCTGGGAGACGCATGGGCTGAATGAGCTGGCTGATGCGGATAAGGTGGTGAGTATTACGAAGAAGATTAACGGAGGCACGAATGGGCTGGCGAGCAGAAAGATGTATCTTGCCAGGGCTATGAAGGCCTTATAAAACTGAATGGCGTATGAAAACAAGACATTGGATATTGTATCTGTTTGTATGGATGGCGTTCTTCCTGACTATGTTTCTGACGAGCTGCAGGACGAAGACCGTGACGCAGGACCATTATATTACGGACACCAGCGTGAGCAAGGGATTGGATCTGACTTGGCAGGAGCGGTTTGTGGCTGCCTTTGAGCAGATGGCGCAAGTGAGGATGCAGGAGAAGGAGAGTAGCTACCGGGAAACAACGCATACCAAGGACAGTACTTCGACCATGGTGGATGCTACAGGGAAGCCTATCAAGACGGAGAGTTGGCATGAGGTGATTTCCAACAAGGAGTCGAAGGAGGTGACTAGGCTGCAGGATTCGCTCTATGTGGTGAATAAAATGGTGGATAGGCAGCAATCTCTTATCCTGCAGAAGGATTCGCTTATCCGGTTGAAGCAGGACTCTATACAGGTATTGAGCAGGGAGCTGACGAAGAATGAGCAAAGGTATATCACTCTTGGTAAATTTGCCATGGGTGCTATCATTGCTCTGATATTAGTAATCATAGGCTTGGCTGTATGGCTATGGCACAGAAAGAAATTTGCGAATGAAAACAATTATAATTAACATCATCAAGAAAAGCGTGATGGGAGTGGTGGAAGGTCTTACTGCTACCATCGCACAGCATAACCCGGAGGTGGATTTTCAGACAATCTGGGCTAGTGATAGCGAGGAGGGTAAGCTGGATATTCATTATCGGGAGGCTATAACTGACCTGGAGAGTTTTCTGTCTAGGTTTACGAGTGCTACAAGTGGGCTGTTTGATCTGCAGGCTCTTGCCGATGACTACGTTATCACCATCAGGACGCATAGTAACTGGCCACCGAGATTGAGCGGTGTGCTGAGCAATCAGATTCAGAACTATCTGGTGCATGCCGTTATGGCTGGATGGTTGAGTGATTTCCATGATATTAAGACTGCTGACTTTGCCGGTATGGGAGTCAAAGATCTTGATGATATCAAGGAGTTGTTGCTTAAGAAGGACTTCCGCTTTGCTGAGGAGGCTAGGCACCAGGATGGGGAAGAGAAGAATGATGCTGAAAGGATTGTGTTAGCAAGGGGAAAGGATGATTCTCATAAACAGGGGAATGGTGCTTCTGTAGGGGATCGATTTTCTGATGCTGAGGTGAAGGTGGAGAATGGCGCTTCTGTAGGGGATCGCTCTTCTGATGCTGAGGCTAAGGTGGAGAATGGTGCTTCTGTAGGGGAGCGATTTTCTGATGCTGAGGCTAAGGTTGAGAATGGTGCTTCTGTAGGGGATCGTTCTTCTGATGCTGAGGTGAAGGTGGAGAATGGTGCTTCTGTAGGTGATCGATTTTCTGATGCTGAGGTGAAGGTGGAGAATACTTTGGCTGCTGAGGCTCGAAATGATGACCGGGTAGAGAAGGATGCCGGAAGTGGTGTTAGGGTTTCTGGGCGGCATGAGGACTCTGCTACGCAGCATTTCCATCATGACTATGTGGACTGGAGTGGTGGAAGACCGCCCTATGAATTGAGATAATGTTTCACTAATTAATAATTGCAATTATGAATAGAAAAGAGATTACTTTGAAGTTTAGCATGGAGCAGGTTTGTAATGATGTACTTGCCAGATGCTTCGCAGTGAGCCAGGGACTGGTGGATGATGCACAGCAGGATATTCGTGCGAACATTGAAAGTCCTGATTCTGATGAGACTCGCAGCATTATTAACCGTGCCGTAACGGAGGCTATCGGTAACTTGAAGGTGGCTGCACAGAGATACCTGACTACCGGTAGAACTGAGGACAACAACAACCTGGAGCGACTGGTGGAATGCGTGAAGAAGTACAGCTACACGGATAACCACAATGGCACATGGACGGAGGTGGTGACTACCATCAAGGATGGCGTGGAGACTGAGGCTACCAGCACCGTGAACAAAAAGGGGCAGGATCGCGAGGAGAATGTTTATGAGACCGTGACGCTGAACCTGGAGATTCCGAACTGGAATATTGCTATGACGGATCCGCTGAAGAGCCACATGCACCGGTATATCGTGGACTATGTGATGAGCCAGTTCCTGATGGATCAGTATGCGGAGAAGGCGCAGCTGTATTCGACTAGCGTACAGGCTGACTACAAGAATGTGCAGAGTGACCTGCTGAGCAGGGATAACTATACAATGAGAAGACCTAGCTTTACTTAAGAAGGGGATTCTCTTCTTTCTTGGGATTCTTTTTCTTTTAGGTGTTTATGGAAGAGCCTTCGCTGGACAGGGGTGGACCCTGGAGGCGAAGGCTCTATTCTGCTTGGAGGGACACGGGGCTTGGAAAGCCCCGGAACGGTGGCTAGGAGGGGGACTTGATTCCTCTTCCGCTTTTTAGAATTTGCCGAAGCGACGGATGACCTCCAGGCGAGTGGCGAAGTACTGGGACATGGTCTTCATTTTCAGGTAGAGGGCTATGCGGAAATAGCGGTAGCTCTTGCTGACCATGTAGCTGGACTTCATATCTCCACAACGACCTAGATAATGCCAATTCTGATTGTCGTGGCTTCCGTATAGCCACATGAGTGGAACGGAATCGGTGGTGAGGGAGTGGAGATAGCCGGTAATGCTGTCGGGGACTCCATCTTCATCGAACTTCAAGGTGCGAGTGACGATGATGCCGTGGTACTGGGTATCATCGCTGTAATCATAGCCCTTATCGAGGCAGATGACGCTACCATCACGGAACTGGATGTAGGGGTGAGGGTAGGAATTGAGGGCCGTGAGCACGTTCTTGATGAGCATGGTACTCCATGCCTGATCTCTGATAGAATAGCAGAGGGCTACGGTATCTGCTGAGGCAGACTTGGTATTGTTGCTGACATCGAGGCAGAAGATGCGTGAGTTCTTGTAGTCGTAGATGACCTGACAACGCTGGAAGAAGTCGATAGGTGACTCAGAGAAGTCGATGAGTTGGCGCATCTGGGATTTGATGAGCTTTGTTTCTTCGGAATCACTGCTAGCATCCAGGAAGTAGTTGAAGAACTTGCCCATGTGACTGACGATATTGAAGAAGGGACCATCAAGCACATCGGACATGGAAGCTATCTGCGACTCGGCTACCCTGTTGGCAGAACGATTTGTGACGAAGAAGACGGACTGATCGAGCTGCGTGATAGATAGCGGATTGGAGCAGACATCACGGCTGATAGGATGGATGCTGCTGTATGTGCCCTGTGCAGATACGTCCATCGCCCAGATACCATCGGTAGAGAATGCCATGAGAGGATATTGGCCGAACTGCCCCTGCGAGAGGGCGCGAGTGGTGGCTGCTATGCCCTGGATGGTTCCGATACCTACCGTATTGATGGCATTGACCGGGAAATAGAAGGCGTTATCAGTCTCGGAGGTGTAGATCTTGTTGGGCAGCTCTACCGTATCATCTACCATATAAGGGAAGGACGAAATGATATACGAGTTAGGGTTGTCTTGGAAATCGCCCATGTGCATGGCTCCATTCAGCTCTTCACACTCTTTCAGGGTGAAGGAGTAGATTATCTCAGTCTGATTAGAATCGACCGTGAAGATTACCATCTTTTCAGCCCTTGGATCCGGATAGAACTTCGGCAGATTGATGATCATGTATTCCTGAATGTAATTTTTATTACTTCCGCTTTCCTGTTCAACATACTTTTTTCCGGACGTGGTGTTGAGGACTGTAACTATTTTGGTGATAGTTCTTAACTCTCTCTTGTAGTATAGCGTTGCTGCAGAAGGGAACATCGTAGTTCGTGAGAAACCGGGGAAAAGCTTTTCCGTGATTCCGAAGAGATTGAGGCGGTGATTATAGACATAGCCACCATTGGCAGTGAGCAGATTGTGGGTCTTGTAATCGTCTTTCATCTGTTCCTGTAGCGAGATATTATATATTGCAGTCTTATCTATTGGTAGTTCACTACTGTTTCTTTCCTTTATCTCTGAAACTGGAAGAGAAGCCACCTTATAGAAGGCAGATGTATTGCGCAACTTGTTGTTGTAGGCATCCTGCGAGATAGTAGGGAATCTGACCGTAGTGATGAAGCTATTCGCTCCATTGTCTCGAACCCATTGTTCAAGTACTGGTCCTCTATTAATCTGATAATAAGACGGTGGGTATATCTCCAGGGAGTTGATCTTCTCATCGGTATCAATATTGGTGATAGGTGGCGTGATAAAAATATCTACTGACTTGATAACCTCGTTCCACTTCTTCAACTGCTCTATATTACCGGCAAGGCTATATAATAGCTTCAATGCACGTGGATAATACATAAATGTGATCTTATTGATGCTGAAACTGAACTTTTGATAGTCGGCATCTACATAATAGACATTATCAACGGTATCATCGAAACCGATAGATCCTTCTACCTTCTCTATGATATGGTGGGTATCTTTGGCGGCTTCTGCATAAGTGATTCCACTTGTAGGGAAAAAGGTGTTGAGGCAATACAACAGATAGCTATTCGGCACCTGGGTAGGCATGAACAGAGGAGCAGAATGCATAATCATGCTGCCATCGAACATGCGATAGCAGTAACGAATCATGAAATTGGCATAGAACAGTCCATTGCGTGCGATGAGACTGTTGGTGCGATGAATGAGGGCATAGATGCTATCTGTGATTTCAGATTGCTTGTCTGCCTTGATTTCTACACATTTATCACCACCCTTGAAGGTTGTGCTGCTAACTTTGATGAAAGCTTCACCGCATGTAAGATTGGTCTGCTGGAAGGCTTCTCTAAATCCCTTGTTACTGGTTTCGGCTGTGATACCACCCAATTCATAATCCAGGGCTTGGTCCCAAGAGTCGAGGGTGAAGCTGAGTTTCAGGAAAGGCGGTTTTTCGCCAAGAAACTCATAATCTCCTTCTGGATCATTATCTTTCTGGAAAAGGGCATAGTATGTGCCGGCAGAAGTGATGATGATGAGGGTATTGCCGACAGAGGTGATGGAGCGGATGGTAACGCCTGCATCGAAGGAAACGATTGTCTTCTTGTCTTCTCCATCGGAATTGTACCAACGTATAACTGGACTGTTGCCGGAAAGGTACATTCCTATGAAATGCTTATAGCTGCCACTTTCGTGTATGTAAAGCAGTTTGGTATCTCCTTCTTGGAATGTCTTAATCTTGTTTTTGAGCGGTGTACCAGCGATGATGGCAGGGCGCAGTGCGCCATCATGCAGCTCTAGATTGCCGCAAAGTGATAGCGCACCGTTTTCTACAGCCATTTCGTCTGGTGTAAGGCTGAGGCCTTTGAAACGAATTGATTGTTGCATAAACTTAGAATTTATTATTTTACATTGAATTATTTATCTGCAATGAGCGAAATCAGCCCTGTTGATGACAGTAAGAGCCTGATATTCGACACTATTAATACTGATGGTCTGGCACTGATCAGACACGATAAGGTCTATCTCTGTGGCATTGGTGGAAACGCCGCTAATAAAGGCAAGCATGTGTCTGACAGTATTCACGCTGCATCCATGTAGCTGGCCTTTCCTGCCGGAGAGCAGGATGGAGTCGGGGAAGGAATCGGTCTTGATGATGTACATCTGGCCATCCATGAAGCCGAAGCTGATCTTATCGCCCCGGGATAGCCCAAGAATCTTGCAGGGTTGTGTGCGGAGGGTGATACGGCCATTACGGTTGATGGTGAGTCCACGCTTCTTACAGCGTGGACGGTTGAGGATGATGAGTTCATGTTCTGTCTGCATAGTCTTTTGGTTTATGGAGCCAGAAACGGAAGTAATCGTTTTCGGCATCCTGATTGCGTACCTTAACATATTCGCGCGTGACATAGAAGTGCTGCTTCTGTACGGTAGGGTTCAGCTGGTAGTCGTAGAGCATAGCGGCAGGCTCTATGCGGCCATCGAAGGTGATCTCATACCAGTAGCGATGAAGAAAGAACCATTTGCGCCTACGGACCTCCTGAATGGTGGTGTAGTTGCTCTTATCCACCCGACATGGAACGATGCTCCAGGAGCCATCCTGCCAAGTCTCCCGGGTCTCTATGGTTTCTCCCTTCTCGTCTTTTACTTCTTCGGTACTGTATGACTGCTGGATCTTGACGATGAGGCATACATCATTGACAAATACCTTTGCCATCTTGCGGTGGCAGAGCATGACGTATCTGCCTTTCCGGTCTCTGAGGAGGTCACGCTTCTTTCCTGGTCTATTGATGACGCATACGGTAGAGAGATACTTTCTGCGGATCATGGTAAGGATCTTGGGGAGATTGGCCTTGGCGTGCATGCGGTCGATGACCTTCTGGACCTTATCAAAGTTCTTCTCGGCTTCCGTCTGCTTGATGGTAACGGCCTTCTGTTCACGTATCTCCTTGACCTTTTCGCGTACCTGCTTGGTAGTCGGCACTTCGAGAACGTGACCGGTCTTCTTGTCGAGTTTGAGGTTTGACTTCTTTTTCATACTGATATAGTTTAGATATTACCTGTATTCTTGATGATGATTTCCAGGTTGTAATCATCACAAATATCCTTGCCGTTAGCCATACGGTGATTGAAGGTGCAAGGTATTCCCTTCTTGTAGAGAGGGCACTGGAAGCAGTGCTCAGGGATTTCGCCCAACTCGGTGACGTGGGTTTCTTCGCTTTTCTTCTTGCGATGGGTGAACTGTACTACGTAACCGAAATGATCGTATAACTGGCCAGGTATAACCGGTGTGACTTCTCGGAGCGATGGAAGCTTGTAGCCCATGCGCTTGATAAGCCAGAGGCGAAGGCATAAGAGGATTTGCTTAAAATACTTTTTCATATTGCTAAATATTTACTTCAAAATTGATGTTGCGAAATTATGCTTTTTAGATGTAACAGGAGTGATAAGTTGCGCAACTTGGTTCTGTAACGACCAAATTGCGCAAGATAGCTGTTTACTTTTCAGATTCCTCGTCTGATTTCTGGTCAGGCTCCTGGTCAGAATCCTCCTTCTTTACAGGAACCTTATGCTCGAAGACATCCATGATCTTGGTTTCGCTGAGGCTCTTCACCTCATAATCGATCATGGTTTTGCCCATCACCTCACCTACATAGCGCTTGGCACGATCAAGGGATTTTGCCTGAACGAGGTAGTTATAGTAGGAACGCTTCTCCTTTTCGGTCTTTTCATCAATGGTGATAAAGGCGAGGCGAGCCTTGAACCAGAGATCATCATCATCAACGTCTGAGAAGAAAATCTCTCCATAATTTGCCCGGTTGATGTTGGCAACTTTCAGTTCTCCTGAAACATAAGGCGCCATCTCCTCGATGATGCTTGCCTCTGCCTCGGTGAAGGATAGGGCATCTACGGTATAGAGTTCGGTGACGGCCTTCTCGGAGCCATCTTCCATGGTCTTCATGTAGCGTACCTTGCACTCGAACCATGTAGAGGTGCGAGAACGGAGTGAGTTTGTTTCTTTCTTGTCTGTCATAATCTTAAATCTTTAATTTGTTATACATTATTTAATGGATAGCGCTGAGGCTATTGCTTGTTTTCTATGGGCGGCATTCCCTTGGGTGGCAGGTATTTCTTAGCCTGATAATACATCACACCGCCCTGGCATCTGCGTAGATAGTCGTTATATTCTATCTTTGCCAGATTTTCATCTTGTGAGGAAAATACGGAATGAGCCATTGCACGTGGGTATCTCTCCATAATGTGGTACTCGATGATGTAGCCCTGCTTGATGTACTGAGCATCCTGCCATTTGGTGAGTAGGGAATCTATCTTGCTCTCTGACTTCTTGATGGCATTGTAGAGGTCATAGATCTTTTGCTGATCAGCCCCCGGTATTTTCTTAAGCTGGAAGTACTGCCGGGAGCTGGCGCGAAGCTGGGCTACCTCCAGGAAGAAGCTGCCATTGTCATCCTCCGGCACATCATTTCCGTCAGCATGGAGAATGATTTCATCTACTCTCTTCTCCAGTTCGATGGATTTTTTGAGCAGGTCTTTATCGCGAGATTTCCAAAACTCTCGCTGGTTGGTTCGCATTTCTGCGACCAGCTTGTGGAATGCTATTGCTTTTTCTTCGCTCATATTACTTGATACCTAATGTTTGCTTGATTTTTCTGATACGTTCTTCCTCCTGAGGGAGAAGATTGCCATTCTCATCCACCTGACATAGCTGTTTGAGATTGTTGCTTCCTTTGGACAAACGTACCCATTTGTGGCGGCCATCATGCTCTAGCTGACGGTTGCGATGCTGTGCCTCACGGAGGAGGCGCTGCAGGTGCTCTTCGTGGGAGACCTTGGAAACTTCATTTTGTACTCTGTTATAATGCTACTTGTCTTCTGATTCTGAGTTCAATATCTCAAGGCGAGCTTTCAGGGCATCGAAGTAGAGACTCATACCGTGATATTGTGACAGCAGTAATGCACCCTGTTCCGGTCCGATTTTCTTGGCAATATTTGCAAAGCCATTATCCTGGATAAACTTATGGAGTTTCAGTAAGCGTATTCTCAACTCTTTGAACTCGATTTCCAGGCGGTCCTTGAAGTCTTCGGCTATCTGGTATGACTTCTCGAACACATCCTTTGGGGACCAGGAATCGTATGTGCTGCCATCTGGGTTGGTGTACTGGACGTGATAGCCTTCTCTCCATGTGTCGCCGACATTATTGGCTCTTGCAAAACCTTTCTCTACTGCGTCAAATTCATTCATCGGTTCTGCCTTTACCGTTTTGGTACCTTTGTACTGCTTTAAAGTTGTTTCTTCCATAATTTTTGTGTTTTATGATGTTATTATATGTTCATACTAATCTCTTTGAAATGCTACTGTTTCATGTACCACCTCGCTTTCTTTGTTAGAGGAATGAATGCCGGACGACTCTCGTCTTTCCGAGCGTCAGATTAAAAATTATTAAGTGATAACATTGAGCGCAAAGATACAGTCTCAAATGTGTTGAACTTGATGTTGTTTGCCGTTTGCGGATCATTCATTCGCTGATTAAACACCTGCTCTAGAGGGCACATTTCTGGGCTTGCTCATTGAGCTGTATTACTTTCTTGTAATGTGCTGCAGTGGCAGGATCCTTGAAGATGTGGGCCAGCTTCTCTGTGTCGAAGTTTCTAGCTGGTTTCTGTCTTTTAGGACGCTTGGCAGCGATGCCAAGTAGCTGGTTCTGCAGGCTCTTTTCCCGGTATGCCTTAAACTTATCCGGATGGGCTTTTCTCCATTCTTTTTGGTAGGCCAGTATCTTTTCCTTATTCTTCTGATACTGCCTTCTTTTCTCCGGATACCGTTTCTGGTACTCCCTCCACTTTTCGGGGTGCTTGGAATACCACTCCTTGCTATACGCTTTCATCTTCTCTTTATGTTTGAGATAATAGGCGTGGCGAGTGGCACGGATCTTTTCTGTTCTTTCTTCCAGGGTCATATTACTAAATTTCTCATTGTTTCACATTTAACTGTTTGGCCACTAACTTTACTAATCTATCCTTCATTTTTCCATGAAGTTCAGGATGCATTACCTTTACAGCAGCTTTGGCATCCAGCAGATTATTATGTTTCTTAACAGCCTTATGATATTTATTCATAAAGGAGTCTAAGTTTTCAAAAGCCTCATTTGCTTCATTAACAAAATTGCTATCAGAGGCTCCTTCTACTTGTGAAACAACCTGTTCTTTGCAAAACATAATTGCATCGAACTCTTCTTTTGTTATGCTAACATTCATACGCTACTTGAATTTTATGATGAAAAACTCTTTGTTTTCGAACTCCTTAGGGCATAAGCCGGGCTGGGGCTTGCCGATGGTGATGCTCTCGATCTCCTTCTCTATGCGTGGACAATCCATGCGGTAACCGTTGATGAAGAGGACGTGAGTATAAGGTTTTGCGATAAAATGGTTACAACGTATCATCAGTTTTAGATAATCAATATCTCCGCTTATCTTTTTATCCATCAAATACTTCGTAGGATTTTTTGCAAAAACATCATAAAGTCGAACTGTCCAGTAATCCTTAATCGTCCGATATTCTTCTGTCTTTTCACCGGAAACGATCATATCGAACCATTGCTTGGAGACAACGAGATTCAGAACATTCTTCTTGGCTTCGGACAGATACTTATCCATGGCCTTAGTTAATCTTTCCATACGCTATTACTTTTTTGGGGACCAGCGATAGAATCGCTGGGAACGGTGGTGAACTGGGGTTACTTCGGATTCTCTATCAGAAAGCCGATGCCGGAATAGACGTTGCCGAGCTTATACCAGGACTGGCTTAAGGTCATGATGTAGCTGCTGAAAGCGTTCTCTTTTATATCAAGCTCGAAATCTTCATCTACATCTGGCTCTCCTTTTCGAATATAGCCCTTGTTTGGGGTATAGAGTAATCTATGATATGAACCAGACTCGCAGATATAGAGACCACAATCCTTCCAGTCGGAACTCCAATACCCTGGCTTGTTGACGTAGCAGAGCATCACATCGCCATCATAGACTGGAATATGATACTGCTTTTCTTTTTTCTCGCCAACGTAGTTCTTACTATCTACATTGTCTGCCTGTCGGATGACATTCGCAATATTATAGCCATTAGCTATAAAATCAGCAATATCAACATACGATCTTTGCTCTTTGAGGTCAAATTCCTGCTGGCTATATTTGCCATCTTTATTGAAGATTACAAGTATTTTTGTAAATTCATCGCCAAAATTGACCATTCTCAGAATTACGCAATTATTCATATAAGACGCATAGGCTTCCTTAGCTAAAGTCAGAATACCTTCCAGATATTCCTTTGTTTTAGCATCAACTAGCCAAAACTGACCTTTCTTTATTTTTTGCAAGTAGGAATACATATCCATTGCATCACGTTCGTCTATTCCGTGTTTCTTGCAAACTAGCATAAACTTATCTGGATAAACTGATGATACCATTCGTACTAATTGATCCATGAACTGCATGGACTTCAAATACTCATTTACATTTATTTCCATTTTCTTAATTTCTTAAAATTCGACATTTCGTTATCTTGTTGGCACAATGGGGTTGGGATTCGTTCAGCGCTATGGTGATGCGGCTCTCTAACTCTGATTGTGTCTCACGTTCTTTACGCTGTGGGGGGGTGAGCAAATCGCCTATGACTTTGGCACCCGATGAGAAATACATGATGATCTTCATATTGCTTCTTTTTTGGTGAAACTACTTTTTGATGTTATGGTTCCTCCTCCTGATTATCTTGTTTCTGCTTCCAGCCTTGGCAGGCTGGCTCCCAGAAGAAATGGTGGTCGAAGAAGCGAGAGCAGGTGCCCAGGCGCTTGGACTCTTTTCTGAGGGTGAAGAAACGGCAGTTCTTGCACTGCTTCTTCTTGTTTCTTGTCATCAGCCACAGAAAGAGGACTGCTGTGGCGATGAGGAGCATCATAAAGATGATGAATGTGAGTTCTGATTTCATTGTTACTTTTTCTTTTGGGTGATTTTACTTAATAGCTTCTTGTTAGCCTCGGTGTCTGGATCTGAGTGATAGACCATGCTGACTGACTGCTTGGCAGACAGGGGGACGTGCTGCATGTAGTCGTTGACCTGCTGCATCACTTCTTCCAGGGAGCGGCAGAGGACGTATTTGTAGCCGGCTGCATCCCAGTATGCCTGAAACTCCTTCTGATGGGCTGACTGCTGGTTGGTGTGGCCGTACTTCAATTCTATGCCCAGAGCGTGATAGAAGACCTTGTGGGGGCTGAGATCTCCGATGTTCTCTTCTCGGAAAGATGGGAGTGCAAGGATGAGGTCGGGAACGCCCGCAACTACTCCTGCTGCAGCATTGATGGCTATCTTCTTGCTGGAGGATTCTGCCTCGTTCTTGGGATGGAAGAACAGATGCCAGAAGGCTGGGTACTGCAGACGGAACCATTTTACACATGCTATCTGCAATGCGCCCTCACGCTGTTTCTTGCGTGCAGGAGGGTTCTTCTCACTTTGTTGGTTACTGCCATTAAGAATGGCTTCTAAATCTTCTTTCTTCATAATCGTATGAATTTTAATAGTTCTGTTTACTTAATTGCCGAGGATACTTTTGAGATAATCTTGTGTCTGATCATCCAAGTCGGCTAGCGACTGTTCTTCTTCTGCTACTGATGGGTTCCAGACGATGCCTAGCTGGGCGAGCGTGCCATTTTCGTAGGCTTGCTTTAGCATTTTTGCCATGGAGCCGTTTGGATCCTTTGCAGCGTATTCTATGTAGCTGAGGTACTTTTGCCTGAGGGCTTCGGTTTCAGCCTTCTCCTTGGCTTGCTTTGCCTCTTCCTTCTTCTGTAGGCGTGCTTCTATCTCCTCGCTGGTTTCCTCATGCTGAGGCTGAGGAGGGGATGGTGGAGGGCTTGGCTGCTTTGGAGTGGACTTCTTGGAGGCTGAGGCTTGGATGGTAGGGTTATCGAAGGTACCTTCCATCAGCTGCTCGTAGTTCTCGGGGTCGAAAATCCAATTGAAGGAGATATAGCATCCTCCATCTTTGCGCCCTGATAGCAGATCTGAGTCTAACGCCTTGCGTAGCATCGGCTCGATGTCTTCGAAGGAGTAGTCTGAGATAAACTTGGCTACCATCTTCTTGCGGTCGGGCGTCATCTTGGATATAGGCTTAACCCCGGTACCAAGAAAGAGACGGTTAAAAAGTCGAAGGACTTCTGAGAATTGAGCATCCGCATCGTGCAACTTTTTTTCTTTTTCTTTTTTTTGTGTGGGGGTGGGTGCTCTCTTTTGCCTTCTTTCTTTTCTTTCTTTCTTTTCTTTGTTAGGGGGTTCGGGGGAAAGGCTTTCTTTTGTTTCTTTCGTTTCTTTCTTCCCTTTTCTCGCAAGTGTGCCCTTGTCTGTGCCCTTACTTGTGCCCTCATCTGTGCCCCTGATAGCTGCGGAATCTTCTGAATCTCCTTTATTTAAAGGGGTTTCGGGAGTGTTAATCTGTGCCCCTATCTGTGCCGTAGCTTGTGCCCTTTGCTGTGCCCCAGTTTTCTGCTGTGCCCTAGCTTGTGCCCTTTGTTGTGCCCCATCTGTGCCCTTGTCGGGTGGTTGACCCACCAAAACTATTTGGCTATCAGGTGTTTGTGGCTTTTTCCTCTGTGCCCTAGAGTGTGCCCCTATCTGTGCCCTATCCTGTGCCCTTACGTCATTTCGCCATGGTATGATGCAGTGGGAGAGGGGATGCAAACTGTTAATGTACACTATGGTTGAGGCTCTAGGCGAAGAACATTTTGTGATGATCTTGTCGGCAACCAGCGTATCTATTGCTACTCTGATGGTCTTCACCGTGGTGCGTAGCTGCAGGGCAAGATCGCGATAGGAGAGTGTTACAGCACCTGCCTCGTTGTGGACCGAGGAGAGGAGCAGGTGGATAAGCACCTGCACGACAACCGGGCGATGGAAGTATCTCCATTGCAGCAGTTCGGGAGTCAATATGTAGCCATCTGATTTCATTTACGTTATTTTATTTGGAATATATTACTTTACCTTGATCTATTCTATGTAGTTTCTGCCTCTATAGCTCTAAATGGATTGCCAAGTATTGGAATTTCATTATCATAAGTATTACTTCTTATCGGACATGAAGCGTAGATATTTTCCCTTCCGTTATAATCAACTGCTAACCATGCCATAACTATTCCTCCACTTTTACACCGAAAGGAGTACCATCAGCAAATGTGTCGTCTTGATAGCTATTTTTTGAAGCCAGCAGGATGGAGCTATTATCCTTATCTGACAAGCCTACATAGTAGTCATCAACATAAACGATATTGAAATAACCTTCTTTGCATTTTATCCACCCGAACGGCTGGTGCTTTTGCATCTCCTGCCAGCACTCTTCTGCATCCTTGAAAGGTCGGTACTTTGGCTCGGGCTTGATTCGGTAATCTTTATAATAAGTTACTAAGTGGTCTAAACTAGCTACGTTAGTATCATACCATTCTCTATTAATTGTTTGATGTTGTATAGTTTTGCCATCTACAATAGCTTGTAGAATAGGCATAATTTTTTTAAGAATCTTTATATCCATAATTCAATCCTCCAGCTCTTTAAGTGCATTTTTAATCTGCCAGTCACTCTATTCGCATGGAAGATGCTTTCTGTGGTGGACGTAGCACTTATGCTTAAGGCAGTACTTGCCGTTGATGCAGTTGCGGCCATCCTTGCATAGAAGGCATTTCCGGAGTGCGTAGTTATTATTTGGTGATTCGCTCATAATAGTAGGTTACTATCTGGTGCTCGTTTGGCTTGGAGCCATTGTTGCGCATGGTGAGCGTATCTACAATCTCATCGTATGTACTCTGAGACATTTTGGCTACCACGTTTTCATCGTGTATGCCCTGGGATAGCATCTTGATGCCGGTGAAGATGATGCAGCTCCACAGGCTGACGCATAGAATCATTTTCAATTTCTTCATAATCGTTCAATTTTAAAAATTAGTGGACGGTCAGGGATTCGAACCCATCGTCTTCTCTGCTTAGTCCTTTTTCGCAGATATCTAAAGACAAATAGTAATCAAGAATATCAATTGGATTTTTAATAATGGACATCGCCCCCAATGGGCAAAGACACTACCGTCCGTGTTGTAGGGTAAAGGATGCCTGGATGCAGATAAATTGCAAGAATCATAAAGAGATCGCCAGTCTTCGCATATTATCTGGTATATCCAGGCACCCTTTGAACCTTAAAAAACTAAATAGAATCAGCTTGTCACTTACTCACGCAACCGACAGCATATTTTTCAACAAAAATACGTTATATATATCAATTAATGTGTCCGGATGGATGTTTCACGAAGTCCTGAACCTTGTTGGCACAAGCATCCAGCTCTGAGATACGGAGGTGGCATCTGGTGGGCTTGCCTTCCTCGTTGTATTTCCAGTGCTCATGGACATATCCCATTTTTACCCATCTTTCTACGTTTCGCCTGCCGTAGGTGTTGAACGCCTTGGCCTGGCTCACGAAAGGCCGCTTGCCAACAGCCTTTCCCAGTTCCTCCTGCACCACGTTACGGATGGCAGACAGGAAGGTGTCGAAGGACATCATCTTATCCTCGAACTGAATTTGTACTACCTGGTTCATATCTTTTGTTATTTGATTCGTGTTACACTTATTGTTTTCTTCACTCTGTTGGTCTTGGTCTTGAACTTGCGTTCATAGATGAGTCCGAGATCTGTGCAGGTGGTTTTGACCGATTGCAGTCTGTCGATGGGAAAATCTATGGATTCTCCTTCGGACAGATCTCTGATAACCGATCTGAGTGGAGTCTTGTTTCTTTCTTTTGCCATATCTATACCTTAATTTATATTAATACCTGTTCCATAATGGAGTTGATGGACTCCTTGATGGTCTGATTGTCACTTTGTAGATTTCTTGCGCATCTTCCGGTGATGAGGTCGATGAGTACTCCCTTGATTTCTTCATCCGTCAGATCCGTAAATATGTTCTGCTTGAATCTTTTCGTATAATAGCTTTGTATCTCCTCCATTGACATTTCGTCTAAAACATCTTCTGGCTCAACTTCTATACATACATCAACATCAGTCGTAACAGTCTTACTTATATACATTATTTGCCTCCTTTCTTGATAGTGAATCTTCTACTATGTTTTCTCCCTTATATTCTTCCTGATGAGTCTGAATATAGTTTCTGATGCTGTTGCTAGTCAGGTCGAAGCATCCTACGAGATAGGATAGACCGCACTCATTTCCGTTCTTCTCAGCGATTTCCTTAGCATCGGCTATTCGCTGGGTGATACTTGAGCAGATAGAGGTGAAGAAATCATTTTCCTTCTGCTCCTCATCTTTCTTCTGCTCTTTGTCATGTATGTAGGAGCCATCCTTGATGCCTAAGTATTTTTCTGCGAAATACTTTACATCAATAATATTGAATCCTTGCTTTCTGTTTGCGAAATCAAAATCTGTTCTTAAGATTCTACGATTGCAGTAGTCGCTTAATACATCATTAGATATTCCAAAGAGAAAGCATACTTGATCTCCTGTGAGGAAACTGCCAACCTTTTCTTCTATGGCTTTCCAGTCAATATGAGTTATTTTCTTATTTTCCATCATTTTTCTCCTATTTTATTTGGCATTAATTTATTTATTTATTAACTTTGCAGCCGAAACTTTTGAAGTAATGGCTTTGTTTGGGTGAACCGCTATCACCATAAACACGTAAAAGCTAGAATTTAAGCCCCTTCCGCAACAAGGGGCTTTTTTTGATGTATCGCAACGAACAGATAGCGGATGTGCGATATTCCATCGACCGAATGGTCGAGAACCTCAAACATTGTTTATTATGGATAAGGTTTCAAAAGTAAACAAGAAGGGAGTGATATTCCGTCATTACGCTCGTAAGAAGGACGGAACAGTTATTCGCCCACGTTTTGCCAGATGCCTGGTAATACCTGTTGACGATTAAGTCTCTTCTAGTTTCAGGGGAGGAGTTGCGGCCTTCCCTTTTTCTCTTTTATCCATCATCGGTTATCACCGATTCCAGAAATATTTTCTTTCCTTCCATCATTTTTCTCCTATTTTATTTGGTGTTTATTTATTTATTTACTTTACGGTGCAAAAGTACAATAAACTTTTTGAAAGTGTATAGTTTAGTGGGCATAATTAATACTTATTAACTCACTTTGTTGAACATTTAAAGGATTTTAATATGAATGTGCAAAGAATAGTGGACATCATAACGTCCAGCAAACTGAGCAAAATTGATATTGCTTCTAAGATGAAGGTTAGTCGAACCACGTTGGATAACCTCCTGAATGGTGCTGATGTGAAAGTTAGTACAGTTGAAAACCTTGCCGAAGTCCTTGGTGTAGATGTAGCTGAATTTTTTAGTTCAGAAAAGAAAGCGCCTTCTTTGGCCAATAAGAGTTTAGTAGATATGAATGAATTGGAACGAGAAGTAATAGCTCTAAGGGCGGAGAATAAGGTGCTGAGGGAGATTCAAGGTCTTTCGGCTAGAAGCCAGGTACATGTAGGATAGTTAAGATAAGAAAGAAATGAAGAATTTTATAAATTGCTATTCTAATGGCAATGTAACAGTTTTAGGAATCACGATAGGTGACGATTTTCAGCACGTAATGGAAATCGCTTCTTTATATGATGGCAAAACTGATATGCTTGAAATTATTATCCCTAGCTACAAGATAAATGATAATCTGTATGTTTCAATATTATATAAATTCGACAATAATAAATGTGTCGATATAACAATTGAAAGTTGTACAGACAGAACTGTAAATGTATGGGATGCTGTAAATGTATTAATGGGAATGCTGGATTCCAATTTGTTTGTTATTAACAATTCTTCATCGAATCATGATACAATAAAATATGGATATTTGAACCCTTTGTTGAGTATATCAATTTTTACCCACTTCAATCCCGTTTATCGGAAAATGACTGCAGTTATGCATATAACTAGTAGGTATTGGGAGTGCTTTGGGAATAAATTGAACTCTAAAAGTGTTATGAATAAAATTTTTCATCTTTATAAAGTTGATACTTTGTCTGGTAGAAATTGGATCAAATATTACTATATGGTGTTAAGTATGATTGTAGCCTCTGGAGTGATCTGTTGTTGCTTTGTTTTTGCATTGAATGGTAAAACAAACGAAGATTGTTACAAAAGATATACTTTGCATCAAAAGTTTGTTTTGGACAATGAGACTGGTAATGTATATTATATTAGCACATCTTATCCTCCAAAGAAAGTATTTGATCCTTCTTTATTAAAATAAGAATATGACAATTAATTAAGGGTGAAATGATAATTATGACGGACATAGAAGATTGTAAATATGATATAGACAGAAAGTTGAGGCTTTCAAAAAAGTTCTTTTGCTTTGGTCTAGTGACCTTCTGCATAGGTTTCTTGATGATTGGCTTTGCAATAGGTAGGTTGTCATCTCCTTCAAGTAGTGCTGAGGCTGATGCCTTCCAAACAGAGGTAACTTCAGGAGGCAAGGTATATGTTTCAGATAGCCCAGGTTCCAAGCGATACCATAAGGATCGGAATTGTCAGGCATTAAAGCGAAGTACAGGCCATATAACTGCTACTGATGAGGCTAATGCCATCGTTCAGGGCAAAACATTATGTGGTTGGTGTGGAAAATAAAAAAATGAAATAAGATGAAAAGATATAGTATTTATTTTCTAGCACTCTTATTTATTGGTGTGCTATGTTTCTTAAGTTCATGTAGCAAGGAGTCGTTGGATGGAGAATCTGGATCGACTGCAGTGGTATGGGATCAATCATCATATAATGTGAGCAATCTCATGGATGTGTCTGTTGCTACTTCTTCACCTTCTAGTGACAAGGACTTCAATTTAAAACTAGCTTTAGAGGATTCCAAGCATTCCAAGAAGCAGCTTTATTTGAGTTGTACGAACTATATCTATGGTGAAAAAGTTGATTTGACCACAGATAAATATTCTTCTCAGATACAATTTACCGATGGTCAAAATACGTATAGAGTTACTGGAGGAAGCTCTAATGTTAAGGCTGGTAGTTATTATAAACTGACTAGAAAGGGAAATCATATAGAACTTATAATTGATCTTGTCTATTCAGGAGATAATGGCTATGAGCATACGTTAAAGGTAAAATATGGTGGTGAACTTCCATATAGCGATTATCTCCCTTCTGAGAACTGGCAAAATGAGCCTTCTTATCATTATACGTTTAGCTATGATGAGGCTCCGTATAGCTATTGGGGTTTTGCAAGTTGGGGAGCCGGTCTTTTTAGATGTGAAATAGCAAATAAAAGAAGTAATGGAGGTTTTCAGATTTGTATAAATCAATTTGAATATAACGAAAAGATTGATTTGGCAGATGCTAAGAATGCCGCTGAAATAACGTTGAGCCTGAATAATAAAGATACAGGAAAGGACGAGTATCATGTATGGTCTTATAATTCGATAATCGAAGGTAGCTATATCTATATGAAGGAAGGAGAAGCTTCTTCGCAAGACGAAGTGACCATTGATGTTAAGTGCAAGGATAAGGATGGCACAGTTCATCATATACAGGCAGAATATAATGTTTTTAAATAATAAATCATAAGTTGTTGCAGAATTGTTGCATCTGGCATATTTAGTATATTAGTAAATAGGAGTAAATATGACAATAACGCTTATCATTAACAGCTGAAAATTGCAAAGTGTTGATAATTAGGTGTTTTTGCTCTAAAGCTTGATTCTTAGATGTTTGAAGGTGCTTTTTTTTGTTGTGTTTGACACGTAAAACACGCCAAAAACGAACGATTGTTGCAAAACAGTTGCAAAAAATAAAGTGATATGGCAACATTTAAAGTTATAGTATCAAAGAAACGATCTGATGGTTATTATCCTGTTTACATTCGTATCTTGCATAATCGTCAGAAGTTGTTAGTTAAGACCGATAAGTTTGTTGGTGACAAGGGATTGATCAAGAGTACAAAAGAGGTGAAAGACTCTTTTGTGCTAGCATCCTGTATGACCATAATCAATGAGTGGATTGAAAAATTGAATAAGATAGATATAACAGGCTGGACGGTTTATCAGGTTAGGGAGTATCTGCTGTCTTCGTCACAGGATATTTGCTTTTCAGACTTTGCACGTTCCTTTATAGATTCACTTAGCGGAACATTACAACATACGACTCTTCTTGTCTATGAGGGTGGATTGCATAATCTTGAAAATTTTGCAGGAACAAATAAGCTGATGTTTTCTCAGATGACTGTACGCTTTCTGACAGAATGGCTTAAAAGCCTAGAGAATAAGAATAGCTGCAAATGCTATTATCCAACTCTGATGAAGCGTATATATATGGAAGGTATAAGGAAGTATAATGATGAGGAAGCAGGTTTGATGCCAATTAAGTACAATCCTTGGAATAAGATCAAGATAGAGAAAATGACTGTACCTAATAAACGAGCTATTACTTTAGAGGAGTGCAGGAGTTTCTTTGCGGTTACACCAAAATTCGAAGGGCAAAAGCTGGCTTTAGATGTATGTAAGATGATATTATGCTTAGCTGGTATAAATGTAGCTGATCTTTTGGATATGAAGAAGGAATGCTACTATGATGGTATCCTCCATTATGAGAGGAAAAAGACAAGAACGCATCGTAGTGATAAGGCCTATATAGAAATGAGGGTTCCTGAAATGCTTTACCCTACTTTGGAGAAATATCTATCAAAGTCGAATGATCCTTATCTTTTTACGTTTCATACGAGATATTCCACTTCCCGGTCAATGGGCACGAATTTGGGTATTTATATTAAGAGTATCTGCAAAAACTATCTGGGTATGCCTGATGATGAGTTTTATACACCTTATACTTTTCGCCATACTTGGGCCACTATCGCACAGAATGATATAGGTGCCAACTATGCAGAGATAGGCTTTGCAATGAACCATGCAACTACTCATAAGATTACGAGCGGTTATGTAAAGCCGGACTTCTCCAGAGCCTGGGAACTGAATGAGAAGGTGGTGGAGAAGGTCTTCTTCACCAATGATCCGAGCAGACGAACGCAGGAGTATCATGCTCCTGTATTTGAAAAAGTAGAGGAGACGTTTGAACTTTGTGCTGATGCCTACTTTATGGGCGAGGTGGTTGGTCATGTGGATGGCAAGGGCTACCGGAATACGGATGACATTATACGGCAACTGATGGATAATATCAATGATACCGTGCCTAAGAACTGTACTATACAGATTAAGGTGAAGAACGTGACCAAGAACCAGACTAAGTACTTTGAGCGGATGCGTGACATGAAATAGATATGTTAAATCTGTGTTAAACTCCTGTAAAAGTTTGGTTATATCCAAACTTTTACGTACCTTTGCAGCAGAAAAATAAAAACAATCGTTAAGCCCTCGACATCACGGTTAAGTCATAAAATATGAAAAAGTCTATTGATACTTATGTTAAGTCAATCGCAAGTGACAACAAGCAGTTTATCCTCGAAGGTGGATATGAGTCTGTAGCTGATTACATTATCAGCGATGCCGACAATGGTATTGGCTATAACGAATATTTTGATGATTCAGAACTTGATGAATCTGGAGAGCCAACTGAGGAACAGATTGATGAGTTGAAGAAATATCTTAACGACAACTATAATTATCTTCCATAATGTCAACACTAAAGGCAAAAGAAGTTATCAAGGAGAAGGGCATGACCATTGAGGAAGTAGCCAGCAAGATGGGAATCACCAAAGGTACTTTATCTGCTGCCCTCAGTGGTAACCCGACAGTTGGCTATCTTACAAGAGTAGCTGATGCTATAGATTGTGATATTACGGATTTGTTTAGATAAACAAAATGTGGGTCATAATTGGTTAAAATAATTTAATTTATGACTAATAAGGGTTAAAATCTAGCGGTTTTACCCATTTTCCTGACAGAGGGCAGTCTTCTTTAAAGTAGCGAAAAATTTAGAGAGGGCTGCCCGATTTGCGTTTTAGCCATTATTAACAATTTTGAGATTCTTGATATTGATGGTGGTTTCCTGCTTCTCGAAATCATCTTCAAGCTTCATGAATGTTTCTTCTACCGACAGATTGCGAGTTTCATCGCTATTGAATGAAACTGACTGCAATTTTGGTGCTGCATAGGGTAGGAACTTTGCTACCATCGCCAAGCGACCGGCTGGCTCCTGTATAGAATATAGATCATTCTCCAGAGAATATCCATTCTCGTTACTGCCATTGAGATAGCCTACAATGGCATCACGGAGGCTTTCCCTGACACTTTTCGTGACCTTATTGGGTGTTCCAGCCTTACGTCCACCAGTCTTTTTTCTTTTGCTCTTTGGATTTGATTCATTATCTTTCTGTGCTGCCATATTACCTAATTATTTGATGTTACTGATAGTTTTCTGGTGCAAATATAGCGAAAAAATGGATAAGTAGGTGCTCGACTTGCGCAATTTATCAAAAAACTTAGCGAAAAAGGCATTACTTTTACACTGTTTAAACATTTAAAATCGATTTTTATGGGACTTATTGGAAAAATTGCCAAGGGGCTTACCGGCTCTGTAGGCGGAATCTTAGGCGGTGTAGCCACAGCTGCAGGTGGACTGATGGCTGCTAAAGCCCGAAACAAAGGATATGATCAGTATATCCAGATGTATCAAGACCGATTGCAGCAGGTGAAGGATCACCGTGACAACTTGTATTATCAGGATCCTACGCAGACAGCGGAAAATCAGGTAGCCGTGACCAATGCCCAGCAGGTATTGGATAACGCTACACAGACAGCCAGGAACACCAATATCGTGAGTGGTGGAACTGATGAAGCGGTGGCGCTGAGCAAGCAGGCTGCTCAGGAGCAGGTGGGCAAGATGATGCAGGAAGCTGCCGTACAGGGCGCTCAGACTAAAGAAAATGTGTGGAATAATGCAGATTCGCAGATAGACCAGATGACTAACTACATCGCTACTGCCAAGCGTGACAAGGCACTTTCGAAGGCGCAGGGTATCACGGATGCCACTAGCGGACTGGCAGGTGCAGCAAGTAAGTTACCTATTTAAGAAAGGAGGATGTTATGGGATTTACATTAGATGATTTAACTCCTAAGCGTCCGGCTACTGCCGTCACTCCTGTTACTGATTTCCCTGATGATAATGTGGTGAAGCCGGAGGTTGCAGCAACAGTTCAGACCACTGCAGCAGAACCGGGAAAGGGTACAGCCATAGATACGACCGGTATTACTGGAAATGGTAGCAAGGAATCTTTTGCCCAACAGCCAACCGAGGAAGTTACCAAGGTGGAGCCTAATCAGGGTATCAAGATAGACTGGAGCAGACCTTACAGCGAGATAGAGCAGAATCCTCTCTTGCGGCAGATGAAGCCTTATGACATCATGCGAGATTACCAGAAGAATGGTGATGGAAACTGGTCTGTCTTTATGCCATGGCTCAATACTCTGGGTGATGGAGATAAAACCGTAGCTGCCAATGAAGCCTTGAAGAAGAAAGCGGAGAGGCAGGCCAAGATGGAGCAATGGAGCAATTTCCTGATGCATCTTGGCAATTTCATCGGTACTACACAAGGTGCGCCATCGCAGAAGATTGAATCTGCACAAGAGCTTACCGACCGCCAGCGCAAGATCAGGGAGGCTACAGATGCTTTGAGAGCTAAGGGCTATGACCAGATGCTGCTGAATATCTACAAGGACCGGAAAGACAGGCAGGCTCAGTTGCAGGCGGAGGCTGCTGCCAAGGCTAATGAGGCACTGGCTGCTTATCGAGGGGCACAGAAGATTCAGGAGGAGGCTCTTACTCCTGTTAAGGTTCAGACAGAGCAGGCTAGGGGAAATGCCGCTACAGCACAGGCTGCACTCAGTACAGCCAGAAAGGAAACTGAGGATGCTTTGAGAGGCAAGAAGGCAGATTTGCTGACAGCTCAAAAGAACAATGCCAATGCCGGAGCTGCTGATCATAATGCTAGCGTAGTGGTGAAGGGAGCGCAAGTTAGGCATATCAATTCGCAGACAGAGGGACAGAGGCAGAAGAATGCCAACCAGAAGGAAGCGGATGATTTCAACACCAGGTATGTGAACGACCCTAAGTTTAGGAAACTTGTAAATAGGTGGGCTGAGAACAATGGTATGGCTATCGGTGGCAATGATGGCCGCGGTGGCACTTGGGCTAATGAAAAGAATCGCCAGCAGGCTTCCAGATGGGCTAAGGCTCAGATGAAGTTTGACCGGACTCCTCCTTCCCGAAGAGGAGGTGGTGGCAGTAAGATTCCTCCTTCACGTAGGGGCGGTGGCAGCAAGGTTCCACCATCGAGAAGAAAATAACGGAATATTAATTATAAATCACATAAAGTATGTTTGACGAGCAAGACAGACAATATTTTTATAATGAGTTCAAGGAAAATGGCTATGAGGTAGGTAGCTATGATGACTTCAAAAAGGACTTGAACAACAAGGAAGATCGTGACTGGTACTACAATGAGGCCAAGAACATGGGCTATGATGTGGGAACACTGGAAGACTTTGACAAGATGGTGCTGGAGCCAGCTCCATCTACTTCTGGTGGTGCTCAGCAGGTAGCTGCTTCTACTCAGAGTGTAGGGCAGAATGCTTCTACAGAGACTAAGCCGCAGGTGGCTCAACCAGCAGCGAAACCAGCTGCAGAAAAGCCGAAGGAAGATAACAGATCATGGTTTACTAAATGGATGACTGGTTCTTTGCCTGAGGAAGAGAAGCCGGAAACTGCAGACAAGGAGCCTGGGCTTATTGCAAAAGCCTTGGGTATGATTCCTACTGGTGTTCAGACGAGCAACGGAACATATCAGCCATCGCCAGCGATTTCTCAGCCGGTTGTAAAAGGTGAGGAAAAGCCAGTGAAGGAAGAAACTTCTCCTTCATCATCAGCTAATGCGGCTTCTCCTGAATCTAAAGAGGAGGTTCCTGTAACAACTCCAACCAGTGTGGTGAATAATGAGGGGTTGATGGATGCCAAACTTGCCAACTATCTGGAGAACTGGAAGCAGAGACCGGATAAGCAGGGTACTTACTTTGAGAATATGGTTGCCGACTTGTTGGCTGATGGTACTGCCAATAGCAATGAGGAGGCAGTGAAGATGGTGCAGTCTGCTCTGGGCAGATATGCCAACCGTTCGGCTATGGACGTTACCAACCAGGTAGTATCTTCTTTGCCTGATGATACGGTGCAGGATGCAGAGAAGAGTATCGAAACACAATGGTATAGCCATAGCGTGCAGGATAAGTTGAAGCAGGAGGCGGATAACATGGGTATCAGCTATGATGACTATGTGGGACAGTTTTTGAAGCCTGCTATGGTGCAGAGTCTGGTGAACAAATATGGTCCGAACTATCGCAACATAGCTGAGGGCATCGCTACTCGTCTCTATGCTCACGATGAGCATGTGCAGGACAGACTGATGAACCAGGACATCAATGATGCTCTTTCTAGCGTTATTACTAAATATGTGAGTCCATCTGTAGTGGATGAGTACAACAAGGCTCAGGAGGCAGGCAGTAAGGCATTTACGGAGGGAATGGAAGGAAGCCAGTTTATTCCGGCTAATCTTCGTCTGGGTACAGCACTTGGTGCTCAGTATGAGGCAAACGAGGCCAAGGATCCTGCAAAGGTGCTTTCTAGTTTGCGCAATAAGTTTGGTAAGCTCTATAGGAATCCGGATTTCTTGAATGACATGAGCAATGCGGCATTTAAGGTGATGCAACGGTATGGCTTGAATGGCACTCTGAGTAGTGATCCTAAGCAGTTCAAGCCGATGATCAATTCTGTTCTTAAGAATGAATTGGACCAGTTGGAGATTAAGGGTATGATGCCTAAGGGTAGTGCTGAGTACATCATGAAGACTGGTTTGGGTAACACTATTGTGGGTAAGATTACTCGCAAGGCTGTTCAGACGGACTATCAGAACTGGCTGGAGGATATTGCCAATCAGCAGTATCAGCCGGGCTTCTGGGAGAACGTGGCTAGTGGTGCTCTGACCTTTGCTGGTGATGCCTGGAGTTATTGGTTGCCTGGAGCTGCTGGTGGCAAGTTGACCAAGAGCATGTTGGCTAAGGCTGAGGGCAGACTGGCAGGTGACTTGATGGCTAAGGGTATGGAGAGCAGGATGGCTGCACGTGCCGCAAAACTGCTTATCGGCAAGAGCAAGACCGAGGCTTTGAAGAGTGGAGCCGTGCATGGCGCTGTTACCTTTGGTGGTCAGTCGGCTATCTCGAAGCCTATTGATGAAAAATACCGCACTGGTCAGTTTGATGAGAATGGCAAGATTTACAATCCTTCTGGGTGGAAGATTGCGCTTGATACTTTATTAGAGGGAGGTAAACAGAGTGCCTTAGGTGTTATCATGCAGGGTAATACTATTGCTAATATGATAGGCAAGGGCAGAGGTTTGGCTACCAATATTCTTGCTGATGTTGGTGGAAAGGTTGCTGATTCCGGTATTATGACCGGTCATCAGATGCTGGAGCGCATGGCGCAGGATCCGAACTTCAAGCCTACAGGCAAGGATGCTGCCGAGAGCTTCCTCGAAAGTATGGCGAACCTTACTGCTATCGGTTTACCGGGTATGGTGGGCAAGTATGCCCGATTCAAGGACGCGAGGGAGTTTAACAAGAAATATGACTTCACGGATCAGGATATTGCCGAGTTGAAGCGATTCGGCTATGAGGATCTTCGTGATGCCTTCGAGAAGGTAGGCATCGGGGAGTATGCCGTGGAGGGTGAGAACGCCCAGCGCCTTGATGGACAGCTTACACAGAAATATATGAACCTGATGAACGACAAGAGTGTTCCGGAGGTGTTGAAGGCTAAGATGATGGCAGTTGTAGAAGGCAAGCGCCCTTCTTCTTTCTCGCCTGTAGTAGATTCCGTCATCGTACAGCCTATGGATAATGGCAAGGTTTATCTCGAAACCTTGAATAAGGATGGCGGTATCATTGACAGAAAGGAGTATTCTTCGCTTGATGAGGCTCAGAAGGCTGATAAGAAGCTGGAGTATGAGAAGACTCTTGGTTTGGCTTCTGTGCTGGAAGGTGAGTTCCATAATGAGTTTACCCAGGAGCATCTTGATGGTTTATACAATCAGGCAGCCCAGAAATATAATATGGGTGAGAAATTGACGGATGAGGATAAGGCAGCGGTTTATCTTCATCAGAATGCTGGTGCCATCAAGGACATCATGGATAAGCAGCAGAAGGGCATCATCCTTACTGAGGAGGAGCAGAAGCAGGTTGATACTTATCGCCACTTCTATAATTCTGCCTTGGAGAACAGTTCCGTGATGAGGGAGTTTGTGAATACCTTTGAGGATTCCCATGGTGTGGCACGTGGTACTCTCCGTAAGGCTTTGGAATCGAAAGATAAGAAGTATGCGCCACTGGTGGAGTCTTATCTTAAGGAGCTTTATAACTCTATCGAGCTGAAACGTGAAATGAAGCAGACGGTGGATGACCTCTATAATACTGCCCATGGCAATGAGCAGAAGCGAATTGAGCAGAGTGGTATTGAAGGAGAGAAGCCTGCTGCTCCTGTTGAGGGTGCAGCTTCTGTTGAGGGTACGGCTCCGGTAGAAGGTACTTCTTCTTCTTCTTCTGAGGGTGCTGCTGGTGGTCAGGAGCCTCCTGTTTCAGCAGGACCTGCTCCGTACCAAGACCGTACCAACTCCGTACCAAGTCCTAGTGATGCAAACTCTGCTGCAAACGTTGCAAACTCTGCTGTTGAGGTTGCAAGTTCAGCGCCTAATGTTGCTGCCTCTGATGCTTTTGTTATGGGTCAGGAGGCTTATAAGAATGGGGATTCCGGGACTTTGAAGGCTATTGACTATAATAGCGATTTGGCTACCGGACGCTTGAAGCGAGCGTTTGCTGATAGCGATACTATGTTTGATTTGGTGACCAAGGCGTATAATGAAGGCAGAGACATGGAGCAGTTTGTGGCTCAGCGTGCCGGTAATCTTACTCCTGCCCAGAAAGAGGCTATCAGCAAGTATGTGGAGGCAATGGATGCCAAGAATGGTGCTATTGATGCTCTGCAGCATGCTGATGATGGCTATGGAGAAGCTTTGAAGGAACAGCTTTGGCCTTATCAGACGGAAGACGGAAACATCGTGCCAGCTACTCTTACAAGCGGTAAGCAGGTATTCTTGAAGAAGGCTAACGAATATGGTGGAGGCTTTGTTGTTGTGCCTGATGAGCAGGGACAGCCTACGATTAAGCAGGTTTCGAATGCTGAGATTAAAGAGGTGGGCACTCCAGTTTCTCTTGATGAATACATCGAGAGTTCTTTGGCTCAGCAGAAGGAAGCAAGAAATAAGCAGTTTATCAGCCAGTTTGATGGCAGCGGTTTGAAACCGAATGACCGGGTGACGGTTGCCATGGAGGAAGGTGATGCTAATATTGACATGACCTTTGCCGGATTTAGCGAGGATGGAAAGATAGTGCTTACTGATGGTAAGGATAATATTGCCCTTACTAAAGAGGAGTTTGACACCTGGCGAAAGAATGCGCTTGATAACACCATTAATGAGCGTTTGGATCGAGAGGATGGTGAGCGTGAAATGGCTGAGATGAAGCAGGCTGAGGCTGATAAGCAGGAACGGTATAAGAAGGGTATCTTCGGGTATGCAGCTGGTCAGCCAGACTATTCTGACACTCAGACTGACCCTAAGGTGGCTGCAGAATATCTGCAAGAAACAGCCGGGGAAGACCGCAAGGCGCTTTTCGCTAATATTGTTGCCGAGAAACAAGCCCTGCAGAAGCGTATCAACCAGCTAAGAGAGCATATTGCAAGTAATGAGGAATGGTTGTCCATCAATGCTGATCTGGACCCGAAGAATGCCGAGACAAGGACTTTGGCTAATAAGCAGATGGAGGGACAGATTGCAGATCTGCAGGCTCGTTTCGACAATTGGAATAAGATTCGTTCTGCCGTGATGACTCCTGAGGAGGCTCAGGCTATCAAGGCAGACCGCACCCAGAAGATTGCTGATGCCGGTGTGAATGAAGGTGACGTTGCTCCTATAGAGGGACGCGAGGTTGCCGAGTTTAGTGATGAGGAATTAAAGAAGCAATATCCTACTATGGATGAGGCTAGTGACTTTATTGCCTCAGAGCGCAAGCGTATCTATCGTATTCAGTCGGATGAGGTGCAGCGAGAGATTGATGGTGTTGATGAGGTGCTTGATCGCTATGTGAATGGGGAGATAGACCTGGAGCCAGAGCAGATTAAGGAACTGAACACGACCAAGGCCCAGTTGCAGGCTAGACAGACTAATCTTACAGAATCTGCCAAGGAGTTGAAGGCCCAGGCTGATAAGCTGAAAACACTCTATCGTAAGGAAAATATGGAAGCCAGAGCCAAGGCTGTGGAGGATATGACTCCTGCAGAGCAGCGTGCCATCAAGGTGGAGAATGCCATCAAGAATGGTAATATGAACCAGCTTAATTCCATCTATGAAGAAGTGAGAGGCGCAGCCGACTTCAATGACACTGAGCCAAATACCCTGGAAGAGTATGTGGCTAATAATATCGGCCGTTTCACCTTGAACTATGAGGGCAAGGAGAAGGGTGGTGCCTTCTCTAATGGTATTCAGCAGGAGACTGGTTTGGGACGAAAGGACTTCGAGAAGCTGCAAATTCTTGCCAAGGAAGGCGAGGGTAAGACTGTTCCGGAGTTTGTTCATAGTCTGTATGATGACATGCCTATAAATCTTAAGCAAATGGGATATACGGATCACGACATCAGAAGTGCTTTCCTTGATCTCATTGGCAGTGCTCAAAGCTACTCAGACATTAAGAATTACACCTTGAATAATAAGGTGGCCAGTGTTGAGCAGCAGATGCGAGAGGTTGAACGCCAGGAGGAGGAAATGAAAGAGATCGGTACTCATAGTGAAGCATTTGACAAGATTGTAGAATTGGCAAAAGAGCAGAAGGAGTACTGGGACCTGATGGAGCAGGGAGAAGTTGATCCTGATGATGTGCCGGAAGTTGATGTTGCTTATGACATGGACGAACTTTTGAAGACTCTTTCTGATGAGGAGTTTAAGGAGGTTAGTGATGTTTTGAAAGGTATTGACGAGGAATTTGAGTATTTCACTGCTGATGAGTATGAGCGTAGAGAGGGCGCAAATGAGCGTAAGAAGAAGGTTGAAAATGCCAATACTTATGATGAGTCTATTAAGGAAGCATTGAAGCCTGTTACTCCTTTTGCTTATGCCTTGAAGAGTGCTGTTGAGAGCGGTGACAAGAAAGCTGTCAAGAAAGCTCAGAAGGAATTGACAGATGCCCTGATAGCAAGTGATTTGGGGCATGATTATCTTTCTGGGCAGTTGGCGCAGGCTAAGTTGGCTAAGAAGAAGGATGAATTATATAAGGTGAAACGTGCGACCATAAAGCCGCTTACTGATGCCATTCGTGCTATTGAGAGTGATGAGAATATTGAGAATGCCCCTTTTGCGGACAGACTGAAAAATGCTATCGCTGAAACGGAGACTGAGCCTACAGAGGCGCAGAAGAAGGCTGGCAATTATAAGAAAGGGCATTTGACTTTTGGGGGATATGACTTTACTGTTGAGACTCCAAAGGGTGTGACTCGCAGCGGTAAGGACGAGCAGGGCAAGCCTTGGAGCGTGACCATGCACGATACTTACGGCTATATTTTGGGCAAGATAGGTGTGGATGGTGATCATATTGATATGTTCATCAATGATGCCGCTGACCTTGATACTTTTGATGGTAACGTTTATGTGGTAGATCAGGTGACCCCAGAGACTGGAGAGTTTGATGAGCATAAGGTGATGTATGGCTTTCCTTCTGAGGAGGCTGCTACAGAGGCTTATCTTGCCAACTACTCCAAGGGCTGGAAGGGACTTGGTAAGGTTACTTCTGTGCCTAAGGCTACCTTCGATAAATGGTTGCAATCAAGTGACCGAAAAACCAAGCCATTTGCTGACTATGCCATGATTAAGAAGGATTCTGATGCGCTTTCTAGTGGGCAGAAGGAGGAAAATCTGCCTTTTGCCCAGATGAATATGGATGATCTTCCTTTCCACCGCGATGTGAAGGAGGTGAAGCCATCTGATATGACGGAGGCACAGAAGGTGGCTTACGATGCTGTTTCTACTATGCTTAAGAAGGCTGGCATACCGGTGAAGGTGGTTAGCAATGAGGATATGGAGAAGGTGGCTGATGCGCAGGATAATCTGAATCTTGCCATGTTGCTGAATCAGCCTGAAATGAGATTTAAGATTAAGACTCCTGAGGAAAAACAGGCTGCCGATAATGCTTATAACTTTGCCAAGGATTTGCGACCAAACAAATGGGCGCAGTATGCCGTGGTGGATATGAGCAATCCGAATAAGATGCCGGAGTACTACCAGAAGCAGGAACTGGCAAGAAAGGAACGTACCTACCTGAACAGACTGATGTGGGGAAACTACAAGGTTTTCAATCTCGACAAGAGCTTTGAGGACAATGTGGCTGGGCTTACTGGCTCTTTCCCTTCGGAGTTTGACCCATATAAGATAGCTGCTCAGACTAGTAAGAAGGATGAATTGAAGAAGCAGATTAAGGAGACTGAGGAGGCTTATAAATTAACCGGGCAGGAACGTAAGGAGTATCAAAATCAGTTGATGAAGGAGTACATGGATGAGCATGGACTGGCTTCTGAAAACGATATTCCTGATGATGTTTGGAGGGAGTTTGATTATAAGGCTATTGAGAAATATCAAGATAAGCTTGATTCCTTGTTTGCTAAATATAAGGATTTGGATAGACAGTTGAAGGCTGTTGCTGAGCCGGGAGTGAGATTCTTACGCACTTATCATGGTACTGGTGCTAGCTTTTCTGAGTTTGACTTCGACCACATAGGTGAGGGTGAAGGTTCACAAGCATTTGGTTGGGGTGGCTATGTTACATCATCTAAGAAGATTGGAAAGAATTATGCTACTCTGATGGACAATGACCCTTCTAGGGCATATTATCGCATTCAGCATTCCAATGGTACAAGGTTCGCCAAGAAATATCCTACTCTAGAATCATTCCTGCATGGTGATAAGCAAATAGCCATGAATGACAAGTTTACAGAGCAGGAAAAGATTGACTACTACAATGAAATGAAGAAGTTGGCTGAGCCATATCATAATCTCTATGAGGTAGATATACCTGATGATAATGGCAGCAACTATCTGGATTGGGATGCTCCTTTGACAGATAAACAGAAGAATACAATTATTAAAGAATTAAGGCGATTAAAAATAGATTTTGCCGACTTTAAAAAGCGTGGTTTTTCTTTTGATGGTTCATTTGGCGGTAATTCCTATGATTTTCTAATGTATGCTTTAAGAAAAACAAAGAAGTGGAAAGATGTAAATGCTAGTCGTGCAGTTAGTAAGTTTCTGTCTTCTCTTGGCTACACTGGCATCAAGTATAAAGCTGGTCGTAACTTTGGTGGTGCAGAGGAAGGTGATACCAACTATGTTATCTTCAAGCCTAAGGATATGAAAATAGTTGATCATACCAAGTTTGCCCAGAATAAGGGTGTGGTTTATGGCTACACTGATGGCAAGGAGATTGTGCTGAACCAGGAGCATCTGAATCCTAATACTCCTATTCATGAGTATCAGCATCTTTGGCGTACTGCTGCCAAGGAAATGAATCCGGAGCTTATTGCCCATGGCGATGAGTTGATTAAGCAGACACAACTGTTTGCTGATTTGAAGGAGGATCCTAACTATAAGCGTCTGAGCGATGATGAGATTTGCGATGAGGCTTTTGCTCGTCTGACCGGTGAGGACGGTGCCGCCATCTTGGAGCAGATGGCGAAGGATGCCATTAAGGAAAATCCGTTAGACACCGCTAAAGAGCTTACTATCATCAACCGATTAAAGAATTGGTTGAAGAAGTTCTGGTATTGGACTTTTGATACATTTACGAAGTGGAAGCCTGAGGACATTCAGAAAATGACCTTGGAGGATATTCGTAATCTTGTGTTGAGAGACCTGGCGAATGGGGTGGACCCACGCAACGTGAAGTCTCGTATGACTAAGGAAGATGCAGTGTCTTTGCGTAAACAGATGGAAGATAATGCTGAACAAGAGCGAATTTTAGAACATACGGAAGAAAACTGGCTGAAAGAATTTGGCAAGGATAGCCGTGTTACGACTCCTATTGGAAGTATCAAACTTGGTGAAAACCAATATAAGAAGGCAGGAAGAAACGACCGAATCAAAAGATTTGGTCTGTTGAAGCCTACCTTGGAGCGTCCTGACGTTATCTTGGAGAAGTCTGCACCAAAAGAGGATGCGGAACGACAGACTAAATATCTGTTCATCAAATCCTTTAAAAAGGCTGATGGAAACAAGATTCTGAACTATGAATCCATAACAGTAAAGCAGGGTGAAGAGGAAGTGGCGATTAGCGCACATCAAATAGAGCCTTCGAAAGTTGTGAAAGAATTAACGGAATCAAAATTGCTATGGAATCGTTTCAGAGGCGATTCTAATTCCTTGGGCAAGAATCAAGGTTCGGCATTAACTCCATCCGCAAATAACCCAAGCGGAAAGGATAGCGTCCTGAATCCTCATAGCGATGCAAAGATAAGAAATAATATCGAAACCGCCAAGGGAAATGCTGGAAATTTATCTGTGGAGGATAAAATAAAGGCTGTTTCTCTGCAATTTGGTGTAGATGAGGCAGATGTGGCGATGTACGCCAATGCTGTTAAGAAGGGTTCTACTGCTGAGGCTGCACGTGCCAGAGCCAATATCAAACGCCATTTGTTGCAGGCAAATGAAGATAAGATTTCCTCTTTCAAGGAACTTCTTAAGTACACCGTGCCTGTAAATAATGCCTTGAAGGAGAACTTTGGCGACCTTGATGCTATGATCGAGGAGCGCAAGAAGCAGGTAGAGGCTGAGCGTAACGCTATGGAAGCCGCTAGAAAGAGAGCTGAGGAAGAGGAAGCCAAGCGCCAAAAGCACTTGGAGGAACTTTCTTTGATTCCTGATGATAAACTTGACAAGCAGTATATGGATGCTCTTGCCAAAGGTGATGATGCTACTGCCAGGGAAATGCTTGATGAGTCTGCCAGACGCAAGGGCTATGATGATACCGAAAGCGCATACCAAGGTGTAGGTGCATGGGCTGCACCGGGAAATCCTGGATATGAAAGCGACAAGGCGAGACGTGATGATTGGGAATCCAGTGGCTCGGATGTGAACCTGGAGGATATTGCCTTGGGCTATGCTCCTCAGCCGGATGATTACTTCTCTCACCCTGAGCGTTATTCGCAGAACACTCCTCATGGATTGGAATCTGTGAAAGCCATCAATACGGCTATTGATGCCATTAAGAATGGCGAGAAGGATGTTAAGGTAAAGGTTTATCGTGCTGTTCCAACTTCTGTGAAAGAAGGAAAGTTGCGTAATGGTGACTGGGTTACTCCTTCTAAGAAATATGCCGAAATGCACGGAACGAACCGACTGGATGGCAAATATCGTATCATTGAAGACGAAGTTCCGGCTACTCAACTGTGGTGGGATGGTAATGACGCAAACGAGTTTGGCTTTGATGATGGCAAGGAGTATAAATACAAGAATGCCAAGAATAATAGAAAGTTGAACGACCTTGTTACCTATGATGATAAGGGTGACGTTATCCCTCCTTCTAAGCGTTTCAATTCTCGCAAGAGCGATATTCGATTTATGTTTGCTGGCGAGAAGGGTGCGGCTGAGGCTGACAAGGCTGAGGAAAAGACCTATCGCATGGATAACTTGAAGGTGGCGAAAGTCATGGAAGAACATGCGTTAAAACCTATAGCTATAAAATATGCTACTGGTTGGGAACGTGGTGCTGATGGCAAGTGGAGATATGAAATGCCGGATTTCAAGGCTGACAAGCCGATTACCGTAGATGTTGATATAGATATATCGCATGTAGGGCCTTATTCTCCTTATAAGGAGCCTTTATGCAAATTGTCTAATCTGATTGATGACAAGAACTTGTTTGCTGCTTATCCTAGTTTGAAGAATATTGATATTCTGTTAGTTGGAAATACTGCTTTCGAAGGTATGTATGACAAACTTCATAATAATATTGCATTAAGAACGAATGCAGTATCTATTGATAGTAAGTATTCTCAGCCTTCCAATGCTAAGGAAATAAAGGCAGCTCTTGAAAAGTTTCATAATTTTTGGGACTCTCTTACGGGAGAAGACAAAGAACTTGCGGATGATGCGATAGATGCTTATGGTGGCTATACAGAGGAAGAACTAAAAGAGGATAGCTATTTTAGAGAACTGGAGAAAGGAAATCCAAAGGTAGCAGAGTTGGTACGCTTGGGAAACTCAATTCCATCTAAAAAAGATGTTCGATTTGAAGGTACACAAGTAGCTTTGAATCATGAAGGCAAATTGACTCTTGCTCATGAGATTCAGCATGCTATCCAGGATATAGAGGGTTTTGCTGAGGGTGGAAATCCTGAGCAGGTGGAGAGAGATTTCAATGCTGCTAAGGCTGAATGGAAGGCACGTTCCTATGCCTTTGAATTGGAAGAGAAAGCCAAGGAAATGGGTGGTGAGTACAACCAATCTGAGGTAGAGAAAGCTCTTATCCAAGAATATAAGGACATGGATATGCCTGAGTTCATTCCTGACAAGGAAACCCGAATTAAGGGATTCAACTACTTCGCGCGTGGCTATGCAGACAGAAGTATGGATGATGCCATTAAGCGTTTCCGTTTGGATAGGTTCCAACGTACAGACTTTGATTCTTACCAAGAATATAGAAAGTTGGCTGGTGAAGTTGAATCTCGAAATGTGGAGAAGCGTTTGGGTATGACGGACGAGGAGCGCAGAAACTCCTTGGCATCTGAAACTGAGGACGTGAACCGTGACGAGCAGATTGTGATGAATGGGAATGATGCTAACTATAGCATCGTGAAAGACCCTGAGACCATCAAGAAGCTGGATAAGGAAGACACGGTGAAGGTTTATCGTGCCATGCAGGTAGGCGAGGATGGAAAACTCTATCCACCGATGGCTGCAAAGGTGAAGGGCAAGTTTGTAGAACCTATCGAACTCGGTAAGTGGGAACAGGCAGACGAGCGACCAGAGCTTGCTGATGATAAGGGTATGTTTACCCTAAACAAAGGTAATGGTAAGTCGCTTAAGGCTGCTTACAATCCTTATCTTCATACTTCTCGCACTCCACTGAACGACCAGTTTAGCGAGGCTCAGAATCGCCCTAATATAGTGACCGTAGAGGTTGAGGTGCCAAAGAGCGAGCTGACCAGTGGCTACAAGGCTGATAAAGCCAAGGATGCCGTGGGCGAAGTTGAGTGGAAGGCAGGTATCATCCAAGGACAGTTGACAGGCAAGCGCAAGGTGGTGCTTTCTCGTTGGGATAAGCCTGTGCGTATTGTGCCTGACAGCGAGGTGGCTGATGTTATCGTCAATAATATGTTCAAGGGCAAGAATATCACCATGCCTTCGAATGTGGTTACTCCAAGTCTGAGAAAAGAGTTAGAGAAGCGAGGTGTTCCGTTTGTTGAGACCGATAACAGAGGCAGAATCGTAGGTGGTGAGAATGATGGTGTGCATTATTCCAAGGTGTATGGTAAGAAGGCTAATGTGAAACCTCGTCTCGGATCTGCCATAATTGGCTTGAATGCAGAAAATGAGCGAAAAATCGCTGATTCGGTGGTGAATACAGCCAATAAGCTGGGTGGTGCTGAGGCTACAGTTTATTCTTCTTTGGATGATGTGCCTGAGGAATATCGCTCAGAGGTGGAGCAGGGAGCCAAGGGATGGTACGACCCGGAGACTCATAGCGTGCATGTGTATCTGCCGAACTGTGAGGATGGCAATGATGCGCAGAGAACCGTCTTCCATGAGAAGATAGGGCATGAGGGTATGGAAGTGCTTCTGGGTGGCGAAGATGAGGTGAGAAAATTCGCTAATTTCGTTTATAATTCTGTCGCAGCAAGCACTCGCGGCAAGATTCTGGAGATTGCCAATGAGTATGATCCGGACTGGAAGAAGCACGACCGCATGAATGTAGGAACGCAGGAGTATATCGCCCGACTGGCTGAGGAGGGTCCTAAAACTGCTGAGGATTTTTCTCTTTGGACCAAGATCAAGCATTATCTCATCAAGGTGCTTAAAAAACTGGGTATTCGTGTGCCGGGACTTCTGAATGACAAGGATTTGAGATACTACCTGATGAAGGCTGGCAAGGCTCTGCACGTTTGGGACGAAATGCCTCAGGAGAAGCAGGAGGCCATGATGAAGCAGGCTAGCAATGCTGAAATCAAGGATTCGCTGGGTGAGGGAGCCGGAAAGGGTAAGCCTCGCCAGAAGAATGGTGAAAGCATGATTCAGTATATGAAGCGTGTGCAGGAATGGCGCAAGTGGAAGAATGCACGTGAGGATGAGAATGACCCTGAGCCTCCTATGTTCTATGATATAGACAAGGATGAGGCAGGCAAGAAGGAATGGGCACAGCTCAATAAGGACTGGCGTGAGCGACACCATCTTGCAGGGGAGGAGCCTACTGGTTTGCCTATCCGTATGGAAGGTGAAGAGGATGGCGCCTACATGACTCGTATTCACGAATATGAGAAATGGAAGGATGCCATGAAGGACCAGGAAGACCCTATGCCTGATATGTTTGCCTTCGAAAAGAAGAAGCAGGAGGAGGTGAAACGCAAGTATGAGGACTGGTTGGCCAGACATGAGCTTCTGGAGCAGCAGCAAGCCGATCTGGACTTGTATGAGGGTAAGATTTATCCGGCAGAGACCAATCCGAAGGCTGATGACCTGGAACAGCAGGTGATGCAGGACTTGGCTGAGGTGACCAGTACGGACGTGAGCAAGGAGGGTGCTGCCAAGACCGTGAAGCATGCCGTTATCCATCGTAGAAAGAATATGGAGGAGGCTAGTGCGGATGATGCCATCTACATCAATGATGTGAAGAACAGAATAGAGAAGATGGCTGACAGCGGTGCTTTTGATAAGTTGCTTTCTGACTACCAAGGCAAGCCTAACCGGGCTGAGAAGCTGGCTGAGGCTATACCTTATATAATAGAGGCTCCTAGACGTTTGCGTGACCTGGCGCACGATCTGAATGCCACTGGTGCTTTTGACAAGGGACATATCCATATCCAGCCGGCAGATGTTGAGACTATCCAGCCATACGTGGCAGACCTGATTGCTGAGACTGGCAAGAAGCATACCGAGCTGAGAGACGGCAAGGAGGTGGAAGTGTATGATGATCCGCAGGCTGTGAGCGAGGTGGCCAGCAAGATGGCGCAGGTTATCAACGACAATCACCAGGGCGAGGAAGGTTTTGTGCCTATTGACGGTACGGACATTCTGAGCGAGCATGTTTTGCCACTGGTGAAGCAGCAGATTGTGCCTGAGGGTATCGATTACAAAAATCTCTCGCCTGAAATGCAGGCTGCCCTTGATTCCATCCGTGACTGGTATAACTATACCTATGACTGGCTCAAGGATAACCGCACCTTGAAGGAGGACACCGGTTATAATGTGGACTATGTAAACCATATCTGGGATAAGGAGAAGAGTGACAAGCAGGCTTATGCGATGTATGTAGAGAACAGACAGCGCACCAAGAGCCCGAACGAGAAGAAGCGAACCATCAGTACCCTGATGGAGGGTATCAGCGTAGGACTTGTGCCAAAGACTACCGACATCACGAAGATGATGGCTTACTACAGCCGAAGCAATATCGAGGCTTGGGTAAACAAGACGATGCTGCAGGAGTTGAGCGGACTGAACGTGATAGAGCGGAATGAGGACGGAGAGGTGGTTTCTACTGATCCGCTGCTTTCTTCTTCGGCTCCTTTTAACCTGGAGCAGTATAAGTACTTTGAGATTCCGGGCGTGGGACCAGTTTGGGTATATAATGTATCGCCTAAGCAGGTGAAGGTGAAGAATCCTATCACCGGTAAGGAGAAGGTGCTTTATAGCGAGGCTAGTGCCGGAGACAGATTCGGGGTAGTATTCGAGACCTATCAGTCTTCTCCTTTCTGGAAGGCGTTTGATACGCTTGCATCTAGTGCGAAGAAGCTGGAGCTGGGCTTTAGCGGTTTCCATGCCGGAGCCTTGACGGAGGTTTATATGGTGCAGAACATGGTGGAGTTTGGTCCGAAGAAGGCTATGGCCAACTTTATGAAGTATATCTTTGTAGATACGATGAAGAATCATGAGCTGCCTTGTTTTGCCAATCCGCAGGATTTTCAGGAGGCAGCTTCGCATCTTGTGAAGTTTGGAGCGACCAACGACTATGCAGCTGCAGATGTGCAGAACATGTTCGATAATATGCGCGATGCGATGATGAAGGTGCAGGAGAAGTTGAAGGACGGAAATGGAATTT